TTTGTAACCCGTTAGCCAAGTCCGTTCTGTGAACTCTTTCCAGTCTGTTTCCTGCTGCATGATTCCCCTGTCTGTCAGATAGAATTATGATCCGGGGGCATAGCTATCTGTGGGCTATGTCCCCTTCGCTTTCACTTTGTATCTACTGCCTTAGCCATCTCTGTAATCTGCTCTAGGAATCGCTTAGGCATTCCATGAAGCTTGGCATCGCTGTAAAGCTCTCTAAGCCCTTCAACGTCACTACTTAGGGCTAGGACACTTGCGCGACCTTCAAACCCCTTCAGGGACACTGCTAGGGCTTCCTGTGATGCTGCCTGCATTTCCTCCGCGCTAGGTCTAACGTTGTGACCGTCTTTCTTGCTAGAGAACCCGAGCGTTGATAAAGCCCTGCCGATTGCGCTAGTGCTGCAATTTTCGATAAAGCTAGTTTTGTTTATTGGGCTTGAGTTTCTCGTCTCCTGGGCGAAGTCAACAGCTGCTGCCCTCATGTCTTCCCGGTCAGTGTAGACACTTGCCATTATGACGATCTCGGTTTCGTTGATTAGCTTTATCTCTGTGTGTATCCTGCCGTTTGGGTGCTTCTCCCAAAACTTAGCTATGCGGTCTGCTACTGGTTCGTAGTTATCCATGAATCCCATTTTTACCCTCCTGTGATTTTGAGATAAGGCGCGCCGCCAGATCTGCTTTGTAACATTACAACGTTTTCACCATCTACATAGCCGTATTTAGCGCCCTTCATGCTGCTTTGAATAATCGACTTTCTAAGTGTTGCCTGCTGCTTCCAGAACTTCTCCTGCTCTAGTGCTGCTTGCAGAAGTCGGTATTCCTCGGGGTCTATCTCAGTTTCTGTGTCTTCTATGTCAGGGTGCAGAATCCTAATTGCGCTGTAAGTAGAATCGCTGCCTTCTATGTCTGGCTGCTCTCCTGTCCTCACAAGCTCTAGGAAGCCCTCTGCCGCCTTCATAAGTGCTTCAGCCTCTATCGGGTCATACTCCACCGTAAACTCCCTGTATTCGCCTCCTGCGACTGCACAAAGTACACCGGGACTATGCAAGCCTGTTACGATCATGTACCAAAGAACTTGAAGCCTGTAATGCTCCGGCAAGATAGGCATAGCGTTTCTAGAGAATTTAATCTCGAGAATGTATAACCTGCCATCTTCATCTTCAATAACGCCATCGGGATTAGCGTGGAATGACGGGTTTTTCTGTGATTCGTAAGTGTAATCTCCGGTGTGAACTGTCAAGTGTGGGTGCATGTCACCGAATAGCCGGGCGATTGCAGGCTCGAAGTAGTTGCCTAGTTTCATAGCCATTGTGCCTTCTGTAGGCAATAGCAAGCCAGACTTCTGCGCCCATAAGTACACCGCGCTAGTCCAGGGGGATTTATTCATTATCGGGGCTATGTCGCTGCCGCCGATTGCGTGAGACCTTTGAGCATGCCACTCAAGAGATCCTGCCGGGTGTGTGCCGATTAAAGTGCCGCCTAGTTTGGCAATTGTCTTATTCACTGTGATCATGTTTTTGAGCATAGCAAAGCAGCGCGACATAATTGCAGTTATTGTTTAGGCATGAACTCAGAACAAGCCCTAACTGCACTCGCAGAAGGCATTAGAAAGACCGGGGCAACTGCCTGCCAAACTTCTGATCCCGATGCTTGGTTTCCAGAAGGAGGCGTTATGAATACTAATCTAAGATCTGCAATTAGTCTTTGTAAAGTTTGCCCTGTTAGGTCGCTGTGTCTAGAGTTTGCTCTAGTGAATGATGAGAAGCATGGTATCTGGGGTGGAGTCAACACTAGGCAACGCGCTAGAATGCGTAACGCTTAAGGCTAGTGTAAAAAGTAGTCCGAGAAGGGTGTAAAAAGTAGTTAAAAGACAACCGCCCCACCTTCTCAATAAAGAGAAAACAGGGCGGTGTTAATACTTTTATTTTAGCAGCTAAACGCCTGGAATGTGTGGAGGCTCTATTCCCTCGGTTACGTCCTCGTATTCTTCAGGGTTGTTTACCTCGGTGTTCTTTACTGCCATTACTGAAGCAAAGAAAGCCAACGCTGCTGCGACGCTGCTAAGTATTTGCTGCGATTGCTCTCCGGTAACTATCCCGGCGATTACTAGAAGCGGCACTAGTCCGGCTACTGCTGCGTAGATTGCTTTTCTAATCTGGGGGTTGAATCTCATTTTGCGTACCTTTCCAATAGGGCTAACGGGTCAAAAGTCTGACCGTAGAAGATGTGCTTAGGCGTGTCTCCGTAGGTGAGATGAAGATGGCTGCCGCGTGAGGCGCTCCCAGTGTTTCCACACGCTGCGAACCACTTATTGCCTTCCCAGATTTTAGTACCTATATTGTGCTTGCTCTTTACCTTTAAGTGAGCGAAGCCTAGATACATAGGCATCTGTTTGCCCTCATGCCAGAAGCGTAGGACTAAGCAATTACCTAGAACATCGCTCCAAGTGTTTACTACTATTGTGCCTGTTTCCGGTGCTGTGATCCAAGCGCCTGTCGCTGCGCCAAAGTCTAAGCCTCGGTGTGGGCTAGTCCTGTTAGCTGTAGCGCCGTAGAGTGCTGTGATGCTTGCCTTAGGTAATGGGTATCTCAAATTAGCACCTGCGAAACAACCGTAACAGCGAAAGCCGTCAGTGCAGCAGAAGCGAAAGCCGTAATCCAGGCGTTCTTCCAGCGTGCCTTTTCTAGCTCTCTGATTCTGTCCTCATGATCTTGTAGCATCTTGAACCCGGCTTTTACGTCTGCCATGTCACCTACTAGCTTTAGTAATAACTGCTGCTGTGTGCTGCTTCTCGGTATCTGCTCAGACATTAGATAATTAAATCGGTCACTGGAATTAGTATTCTGCCGTCTTCTCCAAGATAAGCTTCTGGGTCTATCGCCTCTACAAACTCCAAAGCCTTAGCCTGAGTTAGTTTCTTGAATGACCAGGCGCTTAGGGCTGTCGGTGTTCCGGTGTAGTAGCCAAGAATCTCTGCGCCTTGAGTTACATCGCCGTTAGGATAAGCTCCTTCGGCACTTCCGCCCTGTATCGTAATTAAGTCTTCTGGCCCAGTCCCATACTTAGGATTAGTAAAGTTCAGAATCCAAGTTGCGTATTTCATAGTCCTAGCTCTTTCTTTGATAGTTGGACTTCTTCAATAAAGTTTTCCAAGACACCTGCTTGCTCCATCGCCTCGATGTGTGCGGCGTTCACGCTAGTGCCGCCCATTAGCATCGCCTTAGCGTTGCCTGTAAGTCTTGCGTTCCAGTAGTCAGGCTGAGCAGCTTCTATCTCTGCTCTTGTGAACTTAGTCTCGAAGCCGTTGAAGATTGCAACTAGGTCATTGAGTTCACGCTCTGCACCTATCATCGCTAGGCGTGTTTGCCTTAGCCCGATTTCAGTTTCCTGAGCTTTGAGTTCTTTCATTTCGTCTTTTGTTTCACGCAGCCTAGCGATTTTCAACTCGGCTTTCTTCACGCCTATCTGAGCTACCTGAAACTTATAGATCATGTCTTGCAACTCTAGACAGGTTTGGTAATAACGCATCTCAGGCGTTGCGTGTGAGCCTGTGACAAATCGCTCCAACTGAAAGCGTGACCGAGGCTGTTGCACCTCTGCTATTGCTGCTTCTATTTCTTCATACATTAGAGGGGCTGATTCTGCATCGCACTGCCGTCATTTCTGGCAGACGATAAACCTGTTCCGAGTGTCGTCCTAGAATCGCTAGGAAACGCAAACTTGTCTACCGTAGCGACTAGCGAACCTGTATTACCGCCACCAAAATAACCAGCGATACTTGAGTTTGACATTCCTGGCGAGCTGAATCGTGCCGAAGATAATCCCGTTCCTAATGTTGTGCGGGTATCACTTGGGAATGTAAATTTATCAACCGTAGCGACTCGCGAACCTGTACTACCTCCACCAAAATAACCAGCCACCTGCGCATTTGCCATTCCACCCATAAGACCCCGACCAGCAGAAAGACCTGTTCCCAATGTAGTTCTTGAATCGCTTGGGAAAGCAAACTTGTCTACATTTTGGTTTGTTGGAGATGAATCTCCGCCACCGGTGTAACCAGCAGTTCCAGAATTTGCCATTCCTGCTACAAGGTTTTTAGCAGTTGAAAGCCCGACTGCTAAAATTGTTCTGCTATCTGCCGGAAAAGCAAACTTGTCTACTGTGGCAACGTAGGACCCCGTTGTCCCCCCTGCAAAGTAACCAGCTACACGGCTATTAGCCATAGCCGCAAGTCCATATCTATCAGAAGATAATCCTGTTCCTAATGTTGTGCGAGAGTCGCTGGGGAACGCAAACTTATCAACTCTCGTGCCGCTTGGGCTTCCGCCACCGATGTAACCAGCTACATCACCATTAGCCATACCTGCAAGATTCACTCTCGCTACGGATAGACCTGTTCCCAATGTAGTTCTTGCATCGCTTGGGAAAGCAAACTTGTCTACTGTGGCAACGGCCGACCCCGTTGTTCCGCCTGCAAAATAACCAGCGACACCGACACCGATAACAGCACCACCACCGACACCACTAGCCGCAAGTATTCCTAATGGTATTAAGGTCATGCTAGATCGCCAATTAGGTAATAGCTGTTTGTTGCTTTCTTTGTAATGCTTGCGCCTGCAAACTGTCCGCCTGTGTTTAAGGCATCATTTTTAGAGTTAAGCGTTACTCCTGCGCCTGCTGCAAAAGTAATAGCTCCTGCTGCGTTTTGAACGAAGTTTATTGTCTCACCGATATCAAGCTCATCATCTACCGTTATTGTAATCTCTGCGGTTGCGTAGATAAAAGAGTTAGCATCTCCAGCTACGATTGTGCGAGAGGTTGCCTGCTCGCTGACTGTAACACCGGTGTCTGCAATTGCATTCTGCCAGGCTGCCCCGGTGTACTTGGTTAGATTGCTAGTTCCAGTAAGGTAAGCAAACTGCCCATTCACTGGGCTAGTGATTGCAGCTTCTCGAGCGGTTGCATCTGTAAAGACCGCTATAACCTGCTGCATTAAATTTGTCTGTAGGTCTGACGCTGGTAGCGTGTTACCGTTAGCAAATACTTTATAGCTCATTTTATGCTTCTTTCCATAGGTCTAGTGTAGTTAGCCAAGTGTCTGAGTCAATGAAGTGACTCACTTTTACCATAGTGTAATAATCTAAAATCTCTAACGTCTCTTGAGTAAAGTCCACGCCTATGAGTTGCCCAGGCAACAGAAAAGCCGCTTCTGTTAGATTGCCCTGTCTGTCTATTGTTAGAGTTTCTACATTTTGCACTAAGTCAGTAGGAGACTGATTATAAACCAAGTTAGCCCAACGCTTGAGTTCTAATTCTGTAGTTGTGTTTAGGGTTACATCTTTTGCATAAGTGCCGTATAGGTCTATAGAGTCCTGATCCTCCTGCAAGACAAATACCTCAGAATCAGATTGAAGATCTACCCTTAGAGAATTGAATACCTCGTCGCTGCTTGCTCGAGTAATTATGTTAGTCATACATAAGTGATTCAAAGTTTCGTGATTATTCCCGATTGTATAAACTATTTCGCCTGAACCTAGTACGTCGATACCGCCAAGTAGAGAATCATTTAGAGTAAAGTATCCTGCGCCTACTGGGAAGTCTGGAAGTATGTTTGGATTTGGTCTAGGTACAAAGACAAACTCCTGAGTAGCCGAATCTATCCAAAACAGCCCTAGCCCTACCTGTATCGCTTCTAGGACTAGCTGCGCTGGTATAACTTGCGTAAGCGTATCTGACGGTATTCTGCCTGCTGCTGGCTTGCTAAGCGAGCTTATGCTAGTGCCGAATTGAGTAGCAATTAGCTCTAATTGCTCTAGTGGGGATACATAACCGTTTTCGTTTGAGCTATCAAAGCTAGCTATTCGAGTGTTCAGAAGCTGCTTCATAGAATCATAAGCAATAACTTGCAGCAAATTCTTTCCGTCTATTGTGTAAGTGCCTCCTATGCTGTCCACTATGCCGCTGTAGATAGTCGTATCGACTTCGCCTTTTACTAGCTTTATTCTTACTGGAACACCTGGGCGAAATGAAGTGTTTTGAGAAGGGTCGTATTCGTAAGTTTGCAAAGTTAGGCGAGCGCCTGCTGGCTGAGGCTGGAAGTAAAGCTGATCTTGTATCTGTCCGCCGTTTTCAATGTTAGCTCTTGCTACTGTGCATGAAAGATCTTGCCAAGTAAAGCTATTAGTGCCACCTCCTTCTAAGACATTTTCGCCCCCTAGCAAACTCTCGTTTATGATAAAAGTGTTGCCGCCTGAGAGGACTCGCGAGCTTCCTAGTGTGCTAACTCCAATAATAAAAGCATTCTCTGAACTGTCCGGGAGAAAAAACTCGACCCTAAGATCCCTAGTTATGTCAAAGTTATCTATCGTAGTCATCGAAGTAGGTTTCTGCTGCCCTGATTCTTAAGGGTCTGATTTATTTCGTTGATAATCTGCTGACCATCTACGTTAGCGCGGTTTATGTTTATAGTGATGGCGTTGCCAAACTGATCAAAGCGACCCCTGCCGCCCTGCGAAATGCTTCCCTGCCTAGCACTCTCTCCGCCGCCTGCTTGCATGTCGGGCGCAAACTTTATTTGGTCTGCTGCTTGAGTTGCTTTATTGCGAGCGCCAAGTAGCTGCTGAATGCCTGCAAGCTTCTGACCGGAGTTGCTCTTATACCGAGCGTCTGGGCCGCCTAGCAGTAGGTCTAACCCCTCGAAAGTTTCTTGAGCAAAGACGCTTAGGAAAGTTAGCGCCTTGATTGCCTGGACTACTCCATCACCTAACCAGTTGAAGATTTGATCTGAGGTTACTTTGCCGGAGGCTATGCCAAAGGTTTGAGCAAATACATCTATCGCATCGCCGATAGCTTTCATTTGTGTTTGCGCTTCGCCTGCCGGGTCAATGATAGAAGCCCAAAAGTCTTGCACTGCCGGGATAACTGTTTCAAGAATAAAGCTTTGAAAGTCTTGCATTATAGGCATAAACTTCTCGCCTATTTCTGCGCGAGTGTTCTCTATCTCTGCCTTTAGTATTCTCTGCTGATTGGCTAGTCCGTCTGAGGTGTTTGCAAAGTCTCCGGTCACGCCTGTAGTTTCTTGCATTAGCAAGCTATAGCGCGCTGTGACCTTTTCTGCCTCGGTCATTTCGCGCGTGCCGTCTGTGATTCCCTTTTCTAGGGCGTGAGCTTCTACTGCTGCGGCGCTTAGGTCTATGCCGTACATTCTTAGCGGTTCTGATTGCCCTGCTAGTCCTGACTGGAATTTAGCTAGTGCATCTCCTACATCTAGATTAAATACTGAGGCGAAGTCCGCTCCGCGCTGTGAAATCTCATCAACAACCTGGACAATGTTTCCGCCTTCTCCTGCGATAGTCCCGGCGAAACTAGAGAACTGTGTAGCAATTCCAAACAACTCCGTTTTAGAAAGTCCTAGCCCTCGAGCTGCATTCTCACCTAACTCTAGAATGCCTGCTGCTGCATCTCCGAAAGATACATCTACCGCGTTAGTTGCCTCTGAGAGATCGCTCGCTGCGTCTATGGCTTTCTTGATTTGGCTAACCGCCAAGACACCTATGCCGATACCAATAGCGGCTGTAACTTTAGCTATGTTTGCGCCTACTTTTGCAAACTTTTTGCCTAGGTCTGCGAAGCTGTCATTAGCGCCTTTAGTAGCCTTAGAGAGATTTTTATACTCTCCCAGTATCTCTACATTTAGCACTAAGCTCATTTTGCTCTCCTATGTACCTCAGTTGCAAAGGCTGAGTATTCTGTCCCTGTGAGCTTTCTATACTCACTAGGGCTAACACCTGTAGCTATGACGAACTCTGCCATTTTCTTAGCATGATCTACAGCTACTTTTTTCCTTTTGGGTCTGTCGCTCCAAGCATTCCTAAAGCTTCCTTTTGGGTAACTGCTTCAGTATCCTCGAATTTGTAATTAGGGTTATCTTGCTTCATCGCTACATAGTAAAGAACTCTGAGCGCCCTGCCCTTAGGCTGACCATCTGCAAAGATTTCGTCTATGCTGCGACCTACTAGCAGCTCTATTTCTTCGACTTGCCCTAGTGTCATTTCGTCGAAATTCATCATCTGTGATTCCTTAGAGTTTCGTTTTAGCGGTTTCTGTTTTGATTAGCTTCTCCATTTGACTGAAGTAGTTTTCATAGATTTCTGTTCTAGTGTAGCCGAGCGCCCT